TTCTTTGGAATAGGCAGCCCCATCATACCGGCGTTTTCAATGAGTGAAATGCCTTCGTTGCCTGTGAAGAATACTATCGTGCCCGTCCTCAGAGCGCCACCCATGCCCATTGATTCGTCAAGTTTGACCGCTACCATAATCACAATAAGCATTCCACCTTTACGGAGAAGCCCTTGCAACATGGCTTTGCTTGATACTGTTCCGGTTTCGGTTTTCTTCGACTTTTTCCAAGCACAAGCGATAGCAAGTCCAGTTAAAATGTCTGCTGCCATGACAAAAGCAAGTGCTTGCATAAGCGAATCCCACCCCCCGAAATATACTGAGGCGATACCGCCTACTGCTGATAAGAATAGTAGAATTGAGTTTTTAATTGATGTAATCGACATATGAAAACCTCCTATGGTTCTAATCTTAATTTGGTTCAGTCTGAATAATCAATTCCTGTGATAGATTTGTATTCCTCTTTTGTAATACGCTTCATTTTCACTAAAAATTTATACAACCTAATTTCAGCATCGCTCATTTAGCATCCCCTCCTGACAACAAAACTATTTCTGTTAAATCTGCCAACAATTGGTTTAACTGTTCATTCTCAATTTCTTCTTGCGTTTTTTGCCCCAATACTATCCATGATTTTCCGTCACGAATAATATTGGACAGCAGTTTCATGTCTTGATATGTTTCTATTTTTTCTCCGTCTGATATTTCTACCAAGGACAAGTTATTTTCAAAAATTGAATCTTCAATAACTTGTCTGGCAATATAATTGTTTCCGTTTAATTCAAGGTTTTCTATAATTGTTCCGTCTGCCAATTTTATGTGGTACATTGATTGACCCCCTTTAATTCGTTATATAAATTATTCATATTTGTTCGTTGCTGTCTGCTCATTAGTTTGTAGTGATTGTTGAACCACGATGTAAATAAACGCTCAAAATCTTTTTTGTATAAAACAGGTGCAAGCTTTTTCATTTTTCTCCGCATTGCTGTTAGTCTTTTGGGATTTATTTTCTTTATAATTCGACCTGTTTCTGTTAGCGAATATTGTATTTGCAAAAATCTCCAACAACTTGATAATTTGCAAATTCTTGTCTTTTTAGCGTTTATTGTGATTCCTATTTTTGTAGATTCCTCGACTATTTCTTTTAGCAGTGATTCTAAATAATTTTTATCTTGGTGAATTACATAACTGTCGTCCATGTACCTGCCGTATAGCTTTACGCCCTTAACAATTTTTATATAGTTGTCTAAGTCTTTAGGATAAGCTATGCCAGCAACCTGAGCTACTTGGTCGCCTATATTAAGATGCTTGTCCATTATTTTGCCGCCAACACATAACGCTTTATCTATATTTTGATATTCTAAAGAGTTAAATAATTCTTGCATGCATACGGAATATTGTTCGTCACTCATATAGGAAACATCTACCCGAGACTTTTCAATAGCTTTTTCAAGAACCCATAAAGCGTCATTTTTAATTCCTATTTCTTCAAATATTTTTAGAAAATAATCGTGTCTTATATTGTCAAAGTATTTGCTGAAATCTATTAACAATATATATCCATCGTTGCTACCGTGCTTAGAGTAAAATCGTCTTAAATGTCTTTCAAACCTATCCCTTGTAAAGCCAATACCCTTACCTTCTAAACTTGCTCCGTTATCATGTATAAGGTATTTTTTTATTACAGGAATCAACTCTTCTGTGCATAGACAACTTTTAACCACCCTGTCTCTTATGTGCTCTCCTGTTATTAATCTTGTTTTCCCTCTTTCTTTTAATATAAATTCTGAACCATCAGACAATTCAAACGTTCGATTCTTTATAGATTTATAAGTTTCTGATATTTCTGGCAAAAACCTCATTTCATATTTTTGAACAGAGGCTTTCCAATCACTATTCTTCTTGGTCTTTTTATAAGCTTTATAAAGATTATTAGAATTAAATGTTTCATGCTCACAGCTACAATTCTCGTAAGAAGTAGCGTCATGTTTAGTATTTACCATACGGAAGGATATTTTCTCCTTTCTTTAATGCAAATCGGTCAAATGCCTTTTTAATTGCAAAATTGAAATCGGGACGCACGCCATTAGAGTTAGAAGCGTTGTTGTTGTTGGCATTACCGTTGTTGTTGACATTGGCAAAGTTCGTCGATGATATTAGAAAATACCCCATGGATTAGTTGTTAAAATTTTTAGCAAACTTGTTGTCAGACTTTCTCCATCCTTTTATCAAAGATATCTCTTTTTCTATTCCATCTGAAAAACGTAAGTACTTATCAATATCAACTGGTAGCGTTTCAATTGCATATTGAAGCTCTTGTAGTAATCTGTTGCATTGACCTATCGCCCTATCCTGATGTATTCGCCTTTCAATCAATTCTTCTTTATAGTGAGGATAAATGCTGTTGGCTACAAAAATGTGTTCCTGAACACTTCTAAGACAGTCCATAACTGAATCTCTCTGGTCTATGATAAACCATTCTTCAAACGAGTTTGTCTTTTCCTTCCTATCATCGTAATGCTTCTTTTCCGCATCGTTTAATTCATGATATGGTCGTTTCCCAAATGTTTTTGCTAAATATTCTTCTGACTTCTTACTACTGTAGCCAAAATCTCTCAAAAGCAAGTCTGTTATCTCTTTTCTGACTTTATAAAAATGATGAAACACCTCAAATTGAGATTCTTTTCTTTTTCGTTTTACGACTGACACTTAATTTCTCCTTTTGTAAAATGTTTTAATTATTTTCACCCCGTAAAGGGGTTCAATTTAAGATATACAGAAAGCGGGACGCACGCCAAGAGAGGTAGAAGCGTAGGTGTTGGCGGCAATACCGCTGGTGGTGACAACGGCAAAGCCCGCCGATGATGAAACATCTCTCAACCAATAGGATTGCCTCGTATTCACGGATTGTGGGTTTGATGCAAATAGTGGGAATTGCGATTTATCCACATATACATTATTCGCCAAGCTAGTCCCTTGCGTTGCGTTGCCATAATGCTTAGTGCCATATACATTAGCTTCAGTCATCAGTTCTACCGTTGAGTCATACCACGATCCACCACTTGTATACCCACTGGTTACCGCATTATGTAAATAGTTTCTATGACTTACCACATGACCGCTAAAGGCGTTATTTATGGTGGTTTTTGCACTATTTAACCCAGATACATACATTTTGCTGCCAACATAAGCACCTGTTGTAATGTTAGTGTCATTCATCACATGATTATACAGTGCTGTGTCTGGCACTATTACAGCGTGATTAGCGGTAAGCGCTGTATCGCCTGTATTGTGGTAATAATTGAAACAAGCTATTCTGTAATTAATTCCACCGATAGTCCAATAGTCGCCAACATATAGGTCGTCAAATGTGCCGCTTGAAATGGCATTGTATTGCTCTGTTGTGACAGCCGAACCTAAATATTTACCCCTGAATATAGAGTTGTGAAACCCTGCGCCACTTGAAATTGGTAGAACCAAATTAAGATTAGTGTCAAGCTTATTAACACTTTCTGTTATCGTTTCGCCACTTACTACATAGTTTTCTTCCGTGTATTGCCTGTCGCCTATGTTTTCGTGAGCGTCATATATGCCTTCTTCCATGTGGTTTAATCTGGTTGAATCAAGTGGCGTGCCAGCGTTGGTTATAGTGCCCGGCGCCTCTGTAAGTGTCAAGTGCGTGCCGTCGTCCGTGTAAGTGAATCGTCTGAAAAACTCTACTGCTCTATCTACCCAAGTTTGTTTAATATAGCTCATATAAGTCCCCCTTGTCCGCAATTAAATGTACCGCAATACTCAAGTTGATTGCTAACCAAATCAACAATCCATTGTACGTTTCCTATTGATTGCTCCCATCGGTTAAAGTCTGAATGAAGCAAGCTTGATTTAGAAGCAAATACTTTTTCGGCAAAAGGTAGATAGTATTTGTCTGCTATTAACTTGCAGTTTTGCTCAATGTTGTTTAGCTCGCTTGCGGAAATGTAATCTTCTTTCACTCTGTCGGTTTTGTGGGTCATTACAGGAAAATCAACCCAAGATAATCCGGCGATGGTGTCTGACGTGTTTTGTTCTATCCTGTTTAATTCCATGTCAGGTTGTTCTACTGTTTGACCGTAAACCCATGATTTGATAATCAACTGCCCACCCCCTCAATGTTGCTTGACAGACCACCTGTAAACCTTAGCTCTTTTTTAGTAACAATGGCTTGCTGATCAGAGCCGTAACGGTTGCCTATATTGACGTTATCGCCAACTTCTATTCGTGGGTCGCCTATCCAATTACAAGAGTATTTATACCATTTATTGTAAGCGTCAATTGTCCAGTTTGCAATCTCTATGGCTTTTGCCTCGCTCATTACAAGCTTATTGTCAACTGTTATTCGCTTAGCGTTCGGGTCGGTATTTTCCGTGTTGTCAATCGATAAGACTGTTTTCTGATAGTTTATTTTATAGCCTGCAACGCTTAGAGTAACGTCTCCTGTGTGGTATAGATTAACCGATAATTTACCGTATAAAGGGCTAAGAGTGCTGTATGTTCCAGCTGATACGGAAATATTAAAGCCGTCATATTCATACCCTACGTCTATTTCGACGTAAAGAGTGCCGCTGACAGTGTATGTCGCACTGAAAAATTCCTCACGTGCTGTTGATTGCGAGCGTGTGTAGTAAGAAATATCAACGCTGGAAATCTGCTCGCCTTGTTTTATCTCTGGATCTTTTTTTGACAGTGCGCGCGGAATGTCCGACTCTAAAACATCGTCTATTGTTGCAAATTTAATAGTTCCGTCGGTGTCGCAAACAACTACTTGCATTAAATATTGCGCTATCTTTTGTAGTTCATCGCCGAACGTTGGTTCGTATTCTTTGCGTGGCACAAGTGACGTTGTTTCTGACATTGTATTTTCGTCGAAATAAGCGTAAGCGCCAGCTTCCAAGAATAGTTGCATCGTATAGTTGCCAATATTTGTATTGCCGCCAACATACATTAGCCTGACAGCTTTGTCGAAAAAGAATCCAAGTCTATCAACAGCAGTTAAATTAACAGCGTTATTGCCAGAATCTTCCCACTTCTTGAAGAAGTAAGTGCCGGTTTTGACAAACTCATAATCGCCGTTTACCTTGACGCCATGGAACGTCTGCATCTTTGCGCCCTCACGCAAATACTT